GGGATATCATTAGTCCAACTTCGCAGGTGAGGACTAGTCGCCGGACTTAAAACGAAGGTTGATCGTTAGCCGAACAAACGACAGAAGTCTCACAGAGCAGTTTGGGCCAACTTCCGACTGGTTGCTACACCTGTAGTAATCTCACCTACGAATGGTTAGAGCACATGAAAAGTCAGTACGCGTCGTTGCCTCAAGTAATTGGGTACGATGCGTATGGTCACGAACTTACTGTTTATGACCTTGATTATCATGCTCTCTTAGCTTCGCAGTCTAACCATAGGCTGAAGAACGGGTCGTGGTCGGGTGGTGGTGGCTTCTACGTCCATCACCAATCGATACATAACACGCTTGGGCTTTTACCTATCAACTCCTACCTCGGAACTCTGAGGGGAGGGAAAACAGCAGTTGACCTGGCTGCCTTGACACCGCGGGCTAAACCCCCGGCGTTGAGTTGGCCAGACCAAGAGGCGGCGTTAATGCCTCATGGTGCTGTGGGTTGGAAACGCGCTAGACCAGGTAACCCTGTAGTCAATATGGGTCAGAACCTGATCGAGTTGCGGGATGCCAAGAGACTACTTCCTTGGAGCATATTCAAGGGATCGTTTCGTGGTATTCCACGTCGCGCCTACAACCACTTTTCGAAGTTGAAAAGTTGGGGGGACGCATATCTCTCCTATAACTTCGGGTGGGCGCCGCTTATCGACGACTTGAGGAAAGCTTACAAGCTCACTCACGAGATCGATGATCGGCTCGCGAAGCTCCGCCGTAACAACGGGCGGAATTCTAGGCGTTCGCGGAAGCTGAGAGACTCCTCGGTAACGACGGAAGAGGTCACGAGCACTAATAATGCTTTCGACTTTCTTTACACCCCGCCATTGTCTATTTGGCGCAAGGGCCACACGGTGAAAACCGTGACGACCACTACGACAGACAAGATATGGTTTGAGGGAAACTTCCGTTATTGGGTTCCTGATATAGGGACCCTGCAGTGGAGTAGACGAGCTAAGCAGGCCCTCTTCGGTCTAGACATTAATCCGTCTTTGATCTGGGAGGTCATGCCGTGGTCGTGGCTCATTGACTGGTTTAGCAACGTCGGGGATGTGATTAGCAACATGTCCTTCAACGCGGTTGACACAGTCATTGCGAACTACGCATACGTGATGCAGACCCAGGAAACTCATATTGAGACCCGGGTTACTACGAGTTGGGACGCCCAGTCCGGCTATCCCCCGTCCATTAACTATGGCGGAGGGCACACCGAGGCTGTGCATATCTTCTCTGACGTACGCAAATCGAGAGTGCGCGCCAATCCTTTCGGTTTTGGGGTGACCTATGATGGGTTATCGACCTATCAACGGTCCATCCTGGCTGCACTGGCGGTCCAACGCTGGTGAAATCTTTCCAACACTGGAGACGTCTCGATGCTCACTGACCCACAGTCGATTACGATCCTTTCGACCGCACGTTCCCTGGTTAAGATCCCTGGCCCCAGCAATGGGTCCAGGTATCGTTATCAGGATGACGACGGCACGACCATCTTTGAGTTGATCCCGACCTACACGGACACCGGCAAACGCCGGAAGGCGATTATTCGCCTTAACGCGTCCAAGTTGGCTTTGGATCCGCTCGAGACCGGATCGTTTGTTCCGGCGCAAATGTCGGTGGTTCTCACCATCGACTTCCCCTCGGTTGGCTATTCGCCGCCCGAGGTGGAAAACATCGCCGCGGATATGGTCAATTACCTCGACACTTCTGGGCTTATTGCCAAGTTTGTGTCGGGTCAGACCTAAAGGCTCTCGTCGACGCCGGGTTGCCACTATGTGAGCCCTAGACGGTTCCCCCCATGTAATTGGAGGTGCCGTGAAAAGCTTTGTAGAGCTATCCAGACGCCTATTACTAGAAATAGGTAGGCGAGTCGGTGTAGCGGTTGATCGTGATATCCTAACGTTCGACCTGCGTTGTGCGAAGGAGGGTGACAGTTTTCTTACCATCGCCCTCCCAGCCTACTGTCAGTCGCTCGAAAGAGCTCTCGACAGGGGACAGGTGATCTCTACTGACTGGTACGGCCCCTCGTGGGCTAAATCAGCAGGAGGTCTCCCTCTATTCCTAGGGGGGTTCCTCGATCGTTTGTTCGACGCTACAGGATACCTAAGGCACGAGATTGACTCCGACGTTGTTCTTTGCCTGCGCCAGTTCTTACTGGTGCGGAAAAAGGTTTGGGCCGTTGCCAACGAAAGGCGGCAGTGGCTCGCACTCGAGAGTTATATTAAGTGCGAGCAGGAGATTAGCGATGATGTCATCGTTTGCGGCACTTTTCGCGAAGTTTGTGCGAGGGTGCTACTTTCGATTGTTGGTCAGAGTGGAGGCGGGTTTGACCCGCTTGCCATTAAAGGCCAGCACGGACCAGGAGCGACGGCGGAAGCCCTGACGCCTAATAAGCGTTGGAACTTCCCCACCTGGTCGGAGAGGTTAGAACGCGTGTTCCCACATGGGTATCACGCGTACCCGACTGAGTATACTTATTGGTCGGATCCTCTTCACAAGACTCGCCTCCTAAGCGAAGACGACGAGCAACCTGTAAAGGTCGTTTTCGTTCCTAAGACGATGAAGACACCTAGGGTCATAGCAATTGAGCCCTCTTATGCACAATATATGCAGCAAGGGATCATGCGTTGGCTGACACCGTTGATCGAGTCCGGCCCCCTTACTAAGGGTCGAATTAATTTTCGGGATCAGTCAATTAACCAAAGGCTTGCGGTTCAATCTTCCTCTAACGGCCGTCTCGCGACGGTCGACATGAGTGAGGCTTCAGACCGCGTCTCCATCGCTCACGTGCGTACGATGCTTGCTAGCCACGCCCCCTTATTGGAGGCGGTGTTTGCGTGTCGTACGCCGCGGGCCTTACTCCCAAATGGACAAGTCGTAGTCCTCCGGAAGTTCGCGTCGATGGGCTCCGCGTTATGTTTCCCAATGGAGGCTTTGGCGTTCTTTTGTGCCATCGTCTCCGCAAGGATAGTAGCGCGTAAGGGTCGTGTGACTCGTTCCTCAGTAGAAAGGTTCGCTGAGGACGTTTACGTCTACGGGGATGACTTATTGTTCCCGGCAGACGAAGCACCTGAGATCGTAAATTACCTTGAGTCCCTCGGGTTTAAGGTAAACCGCCATAAGTCTTTTTGGACCGGACGGTTCAGAGAGTCCTGTGGGGTAGACGCGTACGATGGCGTGGATGTAACTCCCGCGTACGTACGTTTCAACTACGATCCCAAAGTCGCTGAGTCGGTGGTATCTTGGGTAGCTTCGGCGAACCAATTGTACCAGAAGGGATTCTGGGCAACCGTCCGATGGATGAGGGAAGAGGTCGAGAATACTATCGGCCCTCTCCCGTTCTCGGACGGAACATCACCGCTGGTGCACTGGCGCAGCTTCAGCAACTGCGTCACGTTTCGGAGATGGAATAAGCGCAAACACCGCTATGAAGAACGCGGCTATGTGCCTACAACTTCCCGACGCGCCGATCCGTTGGAAGGGATCGGGGCATTGCACAAGTGTTTGAGGTTGGTGGGTGCCAAATCCATCGATCGCGACCATTTGGCCACGACGGCGAAGTCTTGGTCCTTAAGGCTTGAGACCAAGTGGGCCCCCGCAAACTATGCGGGGTGG